ACCACATCTTCTGCGATTTCAGCTTTTTCAGGGGCTTCTTCCGCCGCTGCCATAACTTCTTTCAGTTCTTCTTCAATTGTCTTGTCGGTCATTTTCTTGCTCCTACGGGGGTTGATTTGAGAGTCTGCGCGACTGCCTTCTCCCAATTTACGGTTTTAGTCTTTGGTGTGGATGGAGTTACGGGGGCATCATCCCCTGCAATGACCAATCCCTTGGCCTTTACAGCATTGTAATAAGCGGAACGACTATCATATGTTTTACCGTCTGCGGGGTTAAAGACGCCCTTGGTTCCCAGATCATCAGACCTTGCAAAGTGTGTGGGGCCATAAAGACCGTCCCCTATACGAACAAGCTTGCCTTCGATCATGCGATACCTGCCGTTTTTGAACTCCTCTTGCGTTTCCACAATCTCGCCGGATTCATTGAAAATATACGTCATATCAATAACAATAGCGCGAGTTCGTCGTCGCGCTCCCTTAGTTGCTCTAACCTTAATTCCATGCGATTCAGGTAGTCTTGTATTCTCTCCATTTCCATGTGGATTTTGGCGAAATCAATGTCTTTTTTCTGATCGGCTATTCTGGAGATTTGCTTCGTGGCAACGGGAATTTCCGTTAGAACTTCCGCAGCCTCAATGACCGCAGGTGTAATCTGATCCTTTGCTGTAATTCCATTTAGTCTTTCGAGATATTTTCTATATTTTTTATAGTCAATATCTCCGAAACCTTTGTAAACAATTCTGCTTACAATTATCTGGAATGCGTTTCGCTGAAATCCGTTACTCTGAAATCCCCCGAACAATTTTATGCCTCTTGGTTTACTTGTATTACATCCCACTTGGTGTCAGCGGAATTGTAGATCATTTGTAAGTAAAGCGTTTTTGAAATCACTGTCGCTGTTGGAAGCGTAACCCCCATTGCTCTGTAAATCGCGTTATAAGCAAGGGAGCGGCTTGTACCGTTGTCTTTTATTCTAATCGTTAATTGTTGACCGTCTAACGGTGTTCCTGTAGGTGCGCCGAATGTAGCCCCTGCGGCAAGTGCTGTAATGTTGTACTGATCCGTGGTGGCGATATCAGGAGTAGGAGTGGCCGAAGAGGCTGTCGATACGATCCTTGGGTTAATCCGTTTATTGTTTAATGTTTGCGTTCCATCATTGGTCACAACACTCGCAGCATTCGTTCCCGCTGTGGTTACACGAAGATCTCCCGTACCGACTGTCAAAATACCGCTTGAATGTGTGGCAACCCAGTTTCCGTTGTTTATGTTTAAGGCCGCGCCCGTAGCCATAAACAGATCAGACCAGCCGAGAGACGTTGTTCCTAGTGCTGTTCCATCGTTTGCGTTCGGTGTGAGTGCGCCTGAACCGTACAGCCTCATACGCGGCTGCGTTGTTCCATCGAGCGCAGCGGAGAACTGCATATAAGCGTCTTGAGTTGTTGTTGTTGTTGTCCATGTCTGCTCTTTTAAAACCGCTATGCGTCCGGCCTCGATAGCAGTTGTCGTTGTGTCGTCTGCGAGGTTCCAGACAATAGCAACGCCACGGTTTGCTATCGCCGCGATATTTCTGTTTTCGATATATAACGCCACGCTTGTAGAGTTATCATCATAACGCATATAACCTCGGCCATCGCCTGCAAGCCTTGCTGTTCTTGTGGAAGTCGATCCTTGTGTGTAGAAATCTCCTGTCGTCGCGTCTGCTCTGATCGCGTTAATCGTTTTCGGTTGAAGATCGCCTGTTGTGGTTGTGAAAAATCCCGCAAAACATTGTGAATCTAAGGTTTCGGCTGCGACTGTAATGCTCGTGGGAACAAGCGGCACCGATATGAGATTTTTCGACGCGTCTGTTGCGACAAGTGAGGAGGCTGTAAGTCCAGCAATGTTGACGTTACCCGATCCATCAATAGACATGCGCAGCGTGCCGCCAGTGGTGGAAATGTTCGCTGCTGTATAAAATCTGATATCGGTTACAGCGTAAGGCGAACCGCCTGACGTTCCACCCAAATCCAGATAGGAATTGCTTGCAGTCGCGGAATCAACACCTATCATAAATACGTTTGGCGTCGCTCCGGCGTCCGTATAGTTCGGGCCGGTTATGCGTCCGATTTTTCTGGTCGCCGCTGTAAGAGATTTGGCATTAACGTCGGCCCCTAAAACAAGAGAGCCGTTAGCAGCACCATTCACTACATTCGTCGGGTTATATATTGTTGTAGTCCCTGTGGAGCCAGAGACAGAAGATCCAATGTTGATGTTGGTAATCGAGCCGGAAAGACCGTTCGCACCGACACCGATCGTTTTTGTAACGCCTGTTGTCGTGGCACCGCCGCCGATGTTGTAGGATGCGGTTCCCGCGCTTGATCCGAAATGTCCGGAGCTCGCCGAAAAAGTATTACTTCCGGAGTGCGTGTTGTTCCCGTTTAACAGCGGGACGTTCGCGCCTGATGTGCTTGTGTTTCGGTAGGCCGCTGTTCCTAGTGTTCCGCCCGTTCCGATATTGAGTGTAGAACCGTCCGTTCCCGCCAGCGTAAGGGAGTTAGAGACAGTCAGTACCTTGCCAGTAGTGATGGCTAAATTTGTCGCGCTGATCTCTCCGGTGAAAACTTGCCCGGCGACATTGGCCTTTGCATTAAGAGCGGTTTGCAAATCAGTCTGATCAGAAAGCGTTCCTGTTATCTCACCCCATTCCGTTGATCCCGTTATGGTGTGATCGTCATTCCAGTCTGAGGGGAGAACAATATCGGCTAATGTGGTTCCGGGGGGATAATTACCAAGGGCAATTTGTTCGTCTAATTCAGCTTGCGTCCAATCCGGAATAGCGTTTGTTTTTACGTGGGTTATTACGTAGGTCATTGAACACCTGAAATTAACCCATTGCTATCCCTAATTACCTGCTTTGGGCGAGAGGTCATTTCTGCCATGCTTTGTTGTATTGCGGCTATTCTTTCAAGCGCGCTCATAACGTCGGGAGAGCTTTCACTCGCTCCACCTTGAACAGAAGCCTCTACTTTTTTCATTTCTAGTTCTATTTGTTTAGCCATTAAATCCATGCGTTTGAGTTCAATGTCAACCTGAGACATTTCCTTGTCCATTTGCGCTTTTTGCATATCAGATTGTGATTTGGCTTGAAGCATTTCCATGTCGGATTTGTGCTTCATCTGCGCCATTTGCATGTCTATTTTGGTGCGCTCATTTTCGGCTTGTGCTTTTATTTCTTCCGGCGAAGGTGGAGGTGGTTTGTCTTCGTTTTTACGCATATCGCGCATCGCAGCCTCGAAAGCTGTTTCAATTTCACGCGAAACCTTGAATCCCCTAATGCCGAACATTAAAAGCTGCATCATAAGACCTTGAAGCTGTGGAGGCGTATTGACGGATTGTTGCATAAATCCTGAGACAGCACCCAAAAACTCCGTGCGGGCTTTCTTTTCGTTTTCCTGATCCGTTTTAATCGTGGAATCTGTCTCGATATCAATACGGAAGTTTCTGGCAGTATCGTTTCTGATAATACCTTCCACCTCTTCCCATGTTGGCAGCTCCATGAGTTCTTGAATTTCTTCTGGTAACTCAGGAGGCGGAGTGGCTTCCTGCCCCATCCCTTGCGCTTGCATAGCCATTTGTTGCTGTTGCATCTGGATTTGCTGTTTTTCAGCTTGGGTTAGTAATTTAACGCCTGAAACTTGTTTGATCGTATCCAAGGAAAAATGCTTGGCAATAATCTCGGTCATGATAACCACAAGATCCTTGGCAAATCTCGCCACGTCTTTTTGATTGTTGTCTAGGCGAAGCGTTGCGAACTGACCTTTAATCTCTTGCGCTGTGGCTGTCTCGTTTGCTTTTCCCTGACCTCTGACAATATCCGAAATTCCGGTGATTTCGTACAGATCGTTTTTAACCTGCTCACGGGCCGCGTACAAACCTGTAACCGTGTTCATGATTTCTTCAAGCGGGAACAAGCTAAGCGCACCGGGTAATCCTTTACCGCCGCCCAAAATAGCCCATTGCTCTACAGGAATAAGCTTGTTTTCTGTGCCTTCTGATAACAGGCGGTCAATACCCTGCGCAGCAGCATCATAAACCCCCGCAACCTTCAAAGCCTTCGTGATGGCTGCGATTCTTCCTGTTAGCAGGTCAAGCTCACACGCTTGATCCTGATACTGAACATAGTCAGGCGTTGGAATAAGTGAATTATTTGACAATGTGGAATAAATCGGTTCAGGACATGGGAAGAAATCTTTCAAACCAAGCGGATCGTCGGCCTCGTCAAGAATGTCTTCCATGGATTTATGAAGCCATATAGCTTTTTTCTCGGTCTTGTCCCAAATCTCGTAAATGACTGCTTTTTTAGACGAGCTTACATTCTCGTCGTTTTTACCTTTGATCACGGCATCAAGCGGAACTGTCTGACCTTTTTCTCCAAAGCGTTTTACAAGCTCTGCGCGGGTCATGTAAACCATTCTCCACACACCGCGAACCTCTTGCCATGTTCTAGCCCATGTATGGCCGAAATCCTGCCAGTGAACGTAATCGGGAATTGTGTCTTCGGTTACGAGGTCTGTTTCGCAATCCTCTTCCTTGTCCATGGCATCGTCTGTGACCTGTAGTTTTTCTTCGAATACAGGACAGTAACGAACCCAAGCCACACCTCTTCCGGGCAATAGCCTGTCAAGAGAGGCTTGTTTCATAACCTTATCGAAAAGATCATTCTTGACGTAGTAAGACACCGAACGCTCTAGGACTAAAGCAGAATATCTTCCCAGATCATCGTCATTGTCAAAGCGTCTGTCGATATTTGGAGTGGGAGGAGAAGCGTAAATAGCAGGATGGAGGGTTTGGATGTTAGACCACAAAACATTAAATCTCGCAGCAGTCTTTTGCAGATCATCGCGCTCGTCCATATAACGATCAACGACCTTCTTTGCTCTCTTTTCCCATGGGCCGAACTGTTGTTCGTAGGTTTCAATCTCTTGAACCCAATAAGCCTGCTTGCTTGAGACTTTCTTTTCGTCTTTTTTTGCCATTATGGTGTTACCGCGTCAAAGGTTCCAAGCTCATTCCATGACCCCGCAGATTCAGACGCTGCAAGCGCAGCCATGGCTCCGGGTAAATTGGTATATGCTTCGCTAAGTTTAAGATTAATCCACGCTAGAAGTGCGCCGTTGAATGTGGTTTCTGTAATACCAGCGGCATCAAAAAGGGCCATGAAATCGCCCTCGTAAGTGGATTCCGTTCCTGTGACAGCACGAACGGACGCTTGTTTCAAAGATTGATTACTCATTCACCCCTATATCCTGCTTACCCCGTTGTTCGGTGTTGCACCGTAGAAAATCTCGTCCACGGTCATTTCATTCAAGAACCGTGGCTTCGGGGGAAGCGCTTCTAGTTTAGCAGATTTCCAAATTCTTGCAAGTATCTCCCATGCGTCCGCCCCATGGGAATATACACCATGTATCGGTATTGTGGAATAACCTCTATCTCCGTCCCGCTCTTCGAAAGCGTATTTCTTCAAACATCTAATACCTTGCTTACAATGAACGGGATCAAACCAAGCTTTGTCTATAGCCCCCCGTCCTGCCGCAATCTGGTTTTGCTGGCTTGTGGCCTCGACGATTTTGGACTTGATGCCAAATTCATGAAGCTGATCGACTACTGATCTTCCTCCGGCTTGTAGAAGTTTGTTCGCTGCATCGTGGGGAACGTAGTTATCGCCGTAATTGTATTTTGTTCTGCGCTCTTCAATAACCTTGCCAAGCTTGTAGGACAAAACCTTACCATTCGGCCCGTATTCGATATCCTCTTCGGGTATTTCCCTGCCATACAATTGTTCTGCATAATGCCGCATATCTTGGCGGTTGTTTTCGTAATAGTCGATCACGCGGACTTCGTTACCGGCGACTTGAAACCACCATATTGCGGTATCGTCCGAGTAACCAAGATCCCATGCGGTAAATACAGGAAGCGAGGGGTCGAATATGCCCTCTTTAAATCGCCCTTCTGATTTAGCCTTTTCTATCCATTTACCATAGACTGCCGCGTTGACATTGACGTAAAGCTTACCCAACCAGATCCAGTCATATTTCTCCGGTGTTTTCTCCAAGCATTCTTGGCGCTCGTCTTCCAGGACTTGTGGAAACCATGGGTTTTCGTCGTAATTAACCTCGCAAATGGCGGATTTCCGACGAGGATCAGTGACAAACATTTCGTATACAGGGTCTAATTCGTCCTGCGGATTGAAAGTAAACCACAGTTCAGAATTTTCTTCCCGAACTGTAGGTATTAACATATCAAGCGAAAACTGACTAACCGCCTGCGCCTCTTCAATCCACGCAATCTTAATGCCGTGGGTGGATTTGATTTCCTCAGCGTTTGAACGAAGACCAAAGAATAGAAATTCCGAGGATTCGTCCTTTGTTCTGAGATATTCCTTCCCCACATCGAAATAAGCATCAAGCCCCATGGCTTTGATCTCAGCAGCCAGAAGACTATGCACGGACGTTTTGATAGATTTTTGAAGCTCACGGCAGCAAAGGTACTTACCGGGCTTGTCAATGGCCTCCAGAAGCATCATACGGGCAAAGGCGATTGATTTACCTGATCCCCTGCCCCCATAGGCCACGCGGTAGCGGATATTGTCTTTGGGCTCAAATACTGCCCCAATTTTTTCAGGTATCTGTACGCGAAGCTCTGTCACTTCTTGGGTGCTACATGCTCAATGATAATTTTAGATACACTATCCGCTTTGTTGCCGTTTTTGTCGAGAGCCTGAACCTCAACATTTGCCAGTTTAGCGTGCATGTAAGGGGCGGCGTCTTTGGCGTGGGCGTGGGCAGCTTCATAAAATATCTTCTTCTCAAGCACGTTGGTTGTCTTGTCAACTTGCTCCATGGCGTAGTGCATGGCTTCAAGCATTACCTCAAGGGGGGTTTTCTTGCCGGAAGCGTGAGCGGCTTTCGCAACCTCGCGATTTGCAACAGTTGTTGAATCTTCTTTGCGTCCCGCACCAGCTCTTTTGCCACCCCTTGCCATAATTAATTTTTAGCTGAATAAAATCATTTTGTCAAACCATCATCCTCAATATTGTGCTGGCTTCGGTCATGACTTAATCCATCTTGCTAAATGTTCGGGCCATGCAATTACAGCTTTCCAGTATCCGCACTCTGTAAGCTCGTCTGTAAACCATGCTGCCACAATCCAAAACAATATAAACTCCATCACTCCCCCTTTCTATACGCTGCCAAGGCGGCATCAATTTTTTTCATGGCTCTATAGTAATTGTCTGATGTCTTGCCTTTTGTATTAAACCACCCGCATTCAATAGTATTTCTGGCATTCTCCAAAGCCTCCGCGAGTGCGTCTGCTGTGGATTTGGGGACGCATTCAACTGGGCTTTCCATCACAACCTTCGCAAACAAATCCTTTTTAAGAAGCTCATAAGCTTCATCTGGTGAATATTCTTTTACAACGCCCTCTACATTGATCTTAACCATCTCACCCCTCCTGCTTGGCGGGTTCGGCGGCGGATAGGACATTAGTCGCCGTTTCTAGGCACGAGGCAGCAATCCAAGCGGCACCCGTTTTACCCTGTTTTTTTCCTGCATCACACGCATCTGCTTGAATCATCCTCAAAGCCTCAACCAGCTTGTAATGATTGTTGCAGGCGTGGACGATGAAATCCATGTCTTCTTCTTCCGGAGCCCATGGGTAATATGTTGTGTCAGAGGTTATTGATTCGCCATCTGCATCCCGAATATGCAGATGTTCGTCTCCGCCATCATAATCGGCTCCTTTGTCCTTTACCCAAGGCAATGGGCTATGTTTTCTCTCCTGCGTCATTTTTATCCTCGGTCTTCGGGTGGTGCGTACCGTTGTATCAACGCTTGTGTGGCTTGGCGATACGTTACAACCTCATCACGCGGAGCGACCCCGAAAAGCCTTCCAATAGCTCGTTTAAAATAACCGCCAGCGTCTTCATAAACTGATTGCCCTTTGCGTAACTCGTCTTGAAAGGCATGGATTTCATCCCACCCCATATTATCAAGAGCATTAACCAAAATAGCTCGCTCTGACATTCCTGCGGATTGCATGGCGTCATAAAGCGCATTGGCGAAATTTCTTCCCTTCTCAAGGGAAAACTTGCTCTTTATCACAGGGTCCAGTTTCATTAGGCATTCCCAAAACAAATCATGAAACTTATTTCTATCCATCCTTCTCAATCTCCTTTGTTTGAATTGCACTTAAGAGCGCCGCCGCTCATAACTACAATCTACTTACAACCCCCGCCTCCACAACCTCCATAGGTAACAAGCGGCAAGCCATTTGCGACCAGAATTTTATTCGCAAGCACAATCGCTTCTTCTGCTGTTGTGCAGTGGTTAGCTGTGAAAACTATTTGTGTCATTTCTTCTCCCCCACCTGCTCTGAGAGCCATGCTTTGAATTTCTCGTAGAGGGAAATGGGGATGCGGACAACCCTTGTTTCTTCCCCGTATTTACCTGAACCCTTTGGGCGACCTGCGGGCATTATGCGTCCCCACCCATGTAAATCTTTTCTTCCCCAATGGCCCTAAAAATTATCTCGGCATCTAGCTTTGGATCATAATTCTCAGCCTGTGTAACGAGTATAACTGGCCGAATAAACTCATGCCTGATTACATACTCCTCAAACAAAACCTCAACCTGCGCTCGGATCATGTTGTCCTTCCAATAGTCAAACGTAACGCTTGCGGTTTCGTCTTGGTTTAGTAATTCCAATGTCAGGGCACCAACGTATTCGACAAGCTTCTGATTACTGGCAAATCTTTCTTTTGGGGCAGAATAAACCCAAGTTTTTTGCATGTTGTCGATCGCTTCCCTTAAGGTAATAGCCGGACTCCCAACCCATTGTTGACCATCGCGGTTGATTGCATAGGCCCTAAGACCATCCTCAAATCCCTTATCGTAATCACTCATGACACCAACCATTCATTTGTCATTGAAACGTTTTCATTCGTGATCGGCAACTTGCGATAAAGCTTGCCGGAAACATACCAGCGTAATTGACGGCTTTTAGATGCCTGAACAATACGGGCGGCTCTTTTTCCTTTTGGGGTAAAGTCTACATCTTGTCGATCAAAGGTAATTGTAAGCATTTGTCTCTCCGTTGTTTGTATAAATACTGTAACACGTATTCAAAACGGGTCAATAACTATTTTTGTAACATTATTGCTTTTTTCACAAAACCACCCTCACCCCACACCTCTCACAAACCCACACGACGACAAGCCCCCTTTCCGAGGCTTTCCAGTCATGTCCGAAATTGCATTTGTTATAATTCATAAAAACCCCCGCAAACGGGATTCGGGGGAAATCAACGTCAACGGGGGTCTTGGCTAGGTGAAGTAGGGGACTTCGGGTTGTCAACGTGGGCAAGCGGGAAATTGTTCCCTATTTAAATTCATCGGGCAAAGAATCACCTTTCGAAAAATCGAACGCTTTGGCTTCTACGCTACCGGCTCTCTCTTGTGGCAAATTAACCAGCGTGTGATCCTTTTCAATAATCCTGGCGATCTCATCTATCGTCCAGACAACCACGTCCCCATGGTCGCGTTTTAAATCGTTTATCAAAGCCGCATCCTTGTCATGCCGGACAATTGCCAGCGTCTTGCCGCTAGGGAGGCCCACCGTCCACGTTAGGGGTGCGTCGTGGGGTTTGTGACCTTCCGCAATCGCGGCCCTCTCCAAAGCTGCGTAACCCCGAATTGTCCCCTCAACCAGATCGGGCATCAATTCCAAATTCGATTGCTTGATTGCGTCAT